ATCCAGCAGGAGAAAATCTCCGGCGATAACATTTATCGGCTCTTACTGGCATTTGATGAAGTCTACCATTCCGCAACAGAAGCGGAACAGAAAGAGTTTATGAAAGCCTTTATTGAGCGAATTGAGATGTTCCCGGAGAAAAGGAAAGACGGAAGCTGGATAAAGAAGATCGTGTTCAATTTTCCTGTGCCTGTTGATGGTGAGGAAGTGAAAGAACTTCCCTTGGAAACTGAAACAACTGTCGAGACGGTATGTTTATTGTCCAAACTTAATGTCAAGCATCATATTGAGGTTGAGCTTCACATGGATGAGCTTGATTTGACGGCAGCAGAGAGCAAAGCCACTTATGAAGAAATTAAGAGTTATGTGTTAGAACATACGGGATTAAAGGTAAGTAATCTCTATATCGCACAGATAAAGCAGAAATGTGGGATTATTGAGAGAGTAAACTACAATTTGCCAAAATCGGAAAATTCCAGACAGCCGAAATGTCCACCAGAGAAAGAAGTTGCTATACGAGAAGCGTTGGAACATTTTCGTATGATTTAACGGCATTTTTCTACATTTGAGTCGTTTCTTGGTTTTGTTTATAATGAAGCTAAGAAACGGAGGTGCTGACAATGAGAGAAGCAGTACAGGCTGAATCCATTAGCGGATGGTGTGATCATCAGTCACAGTGAGGGATGTAAAAGGGGGATTGCTAGCAATCATGGAGATGTGGAGCATATCTGGAACCGATTTGGATTAACCATGGCACAGTTCCGTAAGGATATCAAAGCAAAGATGGACGGTGGTGTGGATTGTGGGAATGGTTCAGACATCTCTTCCTATATGAAGATTATGGGAAAAGCAGTGGCAACCGTGGAGCAGATGCGGGTATATATCAGGAAGAAAAATCCGTCCGTGGCACAGTCGGTATTGGATATGATTCCGTTGTATCTTTCCGAGGGAGAGGCAGAAGGTGTGAAAGGGGATATCGCTTTTACTCAGTCCTGTCTGGAAACGGGAAACTTTGGGTTCAGCCAGAGTGCGGTCACGCTGGAACAGAATAATTTTGCCGGGATGGGAGTGACGCAGAATGGCATGAAAGGGCTGTCTTTTGAGACACCGCAGATGGGAATCCGGTGTCAGATTCAGCACTTAAAAGCTTATGCCTGTGAGGATGGTCTGAAGAATGAGAATATCGACCCACGCTTCAAATATGTTACAAGAGGTTCTGCCCCTTATGTGGAATGGCTGGGGATTCAGGAGAATCCGCAGGGAAAAGGCTGGGCGGCAGGAGCCGGATATGGTGCAAAGATTCTCGCGATTTTGAAGAACATTATCGGGGATGCGGGAAATGCGTCTGAAAATGAGGAGAAACCGAATCAGCCTGTTAAGCCGCTTTCCGGGTTTGTGAAGGTGTTCTATAAAGGGAAAGACGGGCTGAATGTGCGGACGGCACCATGTATGGGAGATAACGTAGACCAGGTGGTATTTGATGGGATTTACACAGTGGTGGGAATCAGTGCAGACGGACAGTGGTACAAGCTGAAATCCGGGCTGTATATCACCACGGGAAAAGAGTATGTGCAGTTTATGGAGAAGCTGCCGGAGATGTCTTCTTATATGGTGAAAGTCAATATTCCTGACTTGAATATCAGGAAAGGTCCTGGAACGGATTATGCGAGGACAGGGCAGTTCACAGGAGTGGGTGTATTTACCATTGTGGAAGAAGCAGAAGGGAAAGGCGCTTCCAAGTGGGGACTGCTGAAATCCTATCAGAAGGAACGCAATGGATGGATTGCGTTGGATTATGCAGTGAGGGTGTAGAGAGTGATGCGATTTTGCCCGGTGGGGAGACCTGCCGGGTATTTCTTTTTCGCCGTTTTAGATAAGTTTGCACGGACGAAAAAAGAAAGGCGTGGAAACCGTTTATCTGCTTGACTTATAGGGCTTTCAGAGTGATTAATAGACTACCCCAAAATCCCGCTTTTATCAGGGAGGGAGAACGGATGCATGGAGGTGAAAGGAAAATGGTGATACCAGAGAGAAAAAATCAGGTGGCATATTATTACAGAACCACACACCGTGACCATGGATATGACAAATACATGGAACCGGGGAGAGAAGCACTTTTTCACTGCTATGGAGAAATCAAAAAGGAAGAGCAGTTCTTTTGGGATGAGGCTTCCGGTGCAGACGGGAACCGAAAGAGATTTCGGCAGTTGATTGAGAACATTCAGGCCGGTAAAATACATGTGGTTGTGACAAGGGATGCAGCGATGATCTCCCGTGACTGGCAGCAGTTTTTTGAATTTATGGAAGCCTGTGATAAGGCAGGAACCGATGTGGTGAGTATTGATAAGGAGCAGGATGCTTGGAACCAGTACATCCGGGTAAAGGAATTTGTGAAAGAATATTTTGGAAGGGAGACCGTGCTATGAGGATACAGATGATTAAGCCGAAGGAATGCAAATTAAAAAAGAAACGTGTCTGTGCCTATGCGAGAGTCTCCACGGATACGAGGAAACAGGGAGAATCTCTGGAAAATCAGATTTCCTACTATGAGCGCTCCATCAAAGCCAATCCGGAATATGAGTTTGTTGGAGTATTTGCAGATCAGGGAATCTCCGGCTACAGTGGGAACCGCCCGGAGTTTCAGCGGATGGTACAGATGGCGAGAGACGGAAAAATTGATTTAATAATTACGAAAGCCATTTTAAGGTTTGCGAGAAACACAGCAGTGCTGTTGGAAGTAGTGCGGGAGCTGCGGCAGATGGGTGTAGCGGTCTATTTTGAAGAACAGAATATCAACACATTATCCGGGGACGGTGAGGTCATGCTCACTGTCCTTGCTTCATTTGCAGAGGAAGAAAGCAGGAATGTATCAGAAAACAGAAAGTGGTCAATTCGGAAGAAATTTGAGCGTGGCGAGTACATGATTAACACAGAGCGGTTTATGGGATATGACAAGGATGAATTTGGACAACTGGTTATCAATCAAAAGGAAGCGGCTGCTTTCCGGTTTCTGGTAGACATGTATCTTTTGGGAGTCGGCAGCAGCCGGTTGGCACAGTTGGCAGAATTTTTGAAAATCCCTACAGTCACAGTCGGCAACTGGAATGTGGGCAGCATCATGGGAATGTTCCGCAATGAAAAATACAAAGGTGATTTTCACTTGCAGAAGTATTATACACCGGATGGAATGCGGAACCAGACGGTTTTAAATAAGGGCGAGGTGCAGAGCTATTATATGGAGGACAGCCACCCGGCTATTTTGAGTGAAGAAGTATGGAATGCATTGCAGGAGAAAATCGAAGAAAATAAGCGGAGCAGGAATATTGCACAGGATGATTCGATGAAATACCAACGGCGGTATCCTCTGACGGGAATGCTGCACTGTCCGCACTGTGGGAGGACGCTCCGCCGCAGACAGGGATATAAGAAGAAAGTGGAATGGCTGTGTGCCACTTATATTGAACATGGAAAACAGGCATGCCGGGGAATCAGGGTTTCTGATGAATCTGCATCCCGGCAGAATATCATAGAACCGATGGTGGTAGAGGAGGTTTACAGGAATGGCAAGAAACATTACCGTTATACCAGCAAAGAAGAATTCGACAGAAGGGAACCGGGGCAGGACACAGAAAAAGAAGCTGCGGGTAGCAGCGTACTGCCGGGTGAGTACAGACCAAGAAGAGCAGTTATCAAGTTATGAAAAGCAGGTGCGTTTTTACACAGAGAGCATTAACAGCAATCCGGTTTATGAATGTGCAGGAATTTATGCAGATGAAGGAATTTCCGGCACCAATACGAAAAAGAGGGAAGAATTTAACCGGATGATCGCTGACTGCAGGGCAGGAAAAATTGACCGGATTATAACAAAATCCATTTCCAGATTTGCAAGAAATACACTGGACTGCCTGAATTATGTGCGGGAACTGAAATCAATTGGCGTGGGTATCACTTTTGAGAAAGAGAATATTGATACGCTGGATGCAAAAGGAGAGGTGCTGCTGACCATTCTTTCTTCGCTGGCACAGGATGAGAGCCGGAATATTTCGGAAAACAGTACGTGGGGGACTCGGAAACGGTTTGAAGTCGGACAGCATAAAATGAGTACCAAGCGGTTTCTTGGGTATGATGCAGATGAAAATGGGAAGCTGATAGTCAATAAGAAACAGGCAAAGATTGTCCGGCGGCTGTTCATGGAGTTCCTTTGGGGAAAGACTACCGATTATATCAAGCGGATTTTTGAGAGGGAAGGCATTAAGAGTTGGGACGGCGGCACAAAATGGCAGTCCACAACGCTTGCCAGTATGCTGGAGAATGAGAAGTATAAAGGGGATACGCTTTTACAGAAAAGCTATACCACAGATTTCCTTACAAAGAAACGAGTACAGAATCAGGGGGAAATTCAGCAGTATTATATTGAGGACGACCATGAAGCGATAATTGAGAAATGGATTTGGGAATGCGTGCAGTTGGAGATAGAACGTCGAAAACGGTATTTGAAGGAGCATGGGACAAATTCTTTTGCACGGAATACAGAAACGAATCCCTTTGCGGCAAAGATTGTCTGCGGGGAATGTAATAAGGTATTTCAGAGAAAAGGCTGGCGGAGCAGTGCCGGGGACAGGAAGGTGTGGCAGTGCAGTGAGCGGTACAAGGTGAAAGGCGTTATGGGGTGTTCCAATAGGCATATTGATGAGGAGACAGTGAGGGAGATTTATATCATGGCGTGGAATCGGCTGCTGGAATGCCGGGATATGCTGGTGCCGGAATGGGAAGAGAAGATGCAGGGAGAAGATTCGCTGGCAAGGTTCCGGGCGATGGATTTTATGGAGATAACGAAGGATGCACAGCCGTTGCAGGAGGTGGATATTGATTTAATGCTGAGGACGGTGGGAGTGTATGAAGGTGTATGAGAGCGGGATGGTTGTGACGATGTTTTTGGATGGGACGGAGATAGAGTGGAAGAATAATCAAGGAGTATAAAAGGCAAGTGAAAAATCTTATATAGCATAAGTTTTCTATTTACAAAGATAGAAAATGTAGGTTTGTCAAACATATGTTACACCCCGATCAATAAATTCCCTCAGAACAGTTTGTGGTGATTTCCACCC